ACTTATCGGGTCTGCTGTACTACGTTGTGCATCAACCTATGCCACGAATCTATCGGGCAGAAGGACACCTAATTAGTAAAAAATAGGGAGTCCGAAGACCCCCCATTCTTATTGTGCATCTAAATCCCATGTAGCGGATTGCATCTTTCGCATCACTTCTTGTCGGAAGGATGGGTCTGATGAGTACCGTGGATCAGACATATCTGTTTTCATTTCAGCCTTCGAGCGGTAACCAAAGGTCGAACCGCTCTGTTGTTGTCCAGCAACTAGGCTTGGTTCAGGTGAACGAGTTGGTGCAGAATCACCCATGCGAACAGCAATAGCATCTGCGGCGATGCGCCATTCAGGTGTACCTAGCAGATTATTGTACTGTGCGATCTCACCTTCAGAGAGATTGTTCAGCCCCCAATCGACCATGTCTTTCCAGTTCTGTTCACCGCCAACGTAATCTAGTGCTTCGTTGATGGTTTGCTCACGTCTGAAGTTCAGGTTCTCGACATATGTCTCTATTATGTCTCGCGGAAGTCCGACCCGCTCCAACGCAACCATCGCGTCTTCTGCGAGTTCACCACTGTCTTCGAGTTGTTGTCGCAAGACATTTGGGTCGAGTCCGGCTTGGCTGATGATATCGTTGACGGCTTCTTGTTGCTCCGTCTCCTCACCGGTCTGTTTGTTTTCCACCTGTTGTTCTTCGGGTTGCTGTTGCAACCTGTAAGCAAGTTCTTTTGCATGGTTCTCCCAATTATATTCACCAGTTGATTGGTCGTAGAACTTCTCGTATCCACCTTCTGGAATTGGTTGAACCGGCACTGGATCGGGCAGATTACCCTCTTCGATATTTGCATCCTGATTTTGGAAGCGGTCAATCATTTGCTGATTATATTCATCAGATCCTGGCACCGTTGCTTGTGCTTCTGTTTCGTTCATTGTTTACCTCACGTTTGTTGCATAGCTTGTTGGACAACTGCTTCTGCGCCTTGTGCGCCAGCCTGTTGAGCGGCAGATGTCGCTCCGGCAGCCAGTGCTTGTTGACGCGCCTGTTCTTGTTGTTCTTCCATAACTTCTTCTTTATTGCGGACAGCGTCAGGTAAATCCAAACCATGAAAGGCTTTACCAAGAAGGACATCCATCTTGATATACTTCATCATTTCGGGCGGCATACCAGATAAGAACTGGAGAGCAGCCTGAACCTTATTGACATCTTGTTCGCGACCCAATGCTTCCATGCCAGTGAGAATAACTGGCTCAACAAGACCGTCTGGCCAAGGCGGAAGCTGTCCACCTCGTTTCATTTGAGTTATCAAACGTGTCATTCGTGCTTGTTGCATAGTCTCTGAAAGCTGTGAGTACACACCACCTAATGTGCTTTCGAGTTCTTCGGTCATACGTCTGACCTCGAATGCGGTGGTACGTTCTGAGTCACGGACTGTAGCCGCGCCCATCAGAAACGCTTGTGATACTTCACGGGTCTGTCGTTCCAATTCAGCGGCACACAATTGCATACCGTTATTGTTCTGGAACTGTAGCATCACAATGTCTTCAGCGTTACCGACAACGATGTCGCCGTTATCTGCTTTTGCGATGCGGCGGCGTAGGTTAATACCACCAGCCGCGTTAGGTCTGATCATGGTGACGTTACGCGAAGCCATAGCCGCGCCGTCAATTAGAGATTTAGACAATGCATCGATGGTGCGTAGGTCTGGCAAATGTTCTTCGATTTTGCCTCGACCGTAATCCTCACCAATCACGCTGGTATAGCGCAATGCATTGTAGGGAATAACTGTATACACACCTTTAGAATTAGGTACTTGCTTACTGTTGATTTCCTGATAGACCTCGAACTCACCCTTCTTGTTACGCTTTGTATGCGTATAGAGAGGTACACGATTATTACTAAAGTCGTCAGAAGATACCATACCCTTTGCCTGATCAGGTAGACTCTCAGGGCTTAGATATTCTTCAGTTATAATTTCCAAAACATCACCCGCCATATCACGGCTGACACAATATTGGTCTAACCTAAAGATACGAATAGTGTTATCTGGTTGCATAAATTCGAGACAGTTACCTGTCACCAATAGATACTGGAGCGCAAGGTTCGTTGACCTTCGCCATTGCTTTCGCTCAATTTCTGCGCCGATTAACATCTCTGACATAACTAGACCCTGTTCGATGTCAGGGCTTAATCCCATCTCGCCCGACTGAATGCGGGCTTCTGGGGGTACGTCTAGTTTAAAAGATGATTTACCGGGCGGGTACATCGCGACCATTAATCTACTAGCAAGACTAACTGTGGCTCTAGCCCCAAGGCCCTGATACGGCTCTGGAAGAACAGCAAACTCGTTGTGTCCTTCCGGCGGCATCAGGGCTGGGATTGTCAGAGCGGCACAATCTCTTGATCTCCGTAGATATGGGTCACGCTTCCGCTTCATAAGTTCGTAGCGGGATCGTGCCGTTTCTGCCATTTTGGTTTCACCTGTTATTGGTTAGTGTTGATGCCTGTTCCGACAGCCGTTCCCATGCCATTACCTTGGTTCAATTGAATCCGTAGGTTCTGACGCGCACTACCTTTTTTCTTCCTACGCGACTGAATGTAGCCTTGGGCATCTGGCAAAGTGCTTGCTGATGCTGTTGGCGCAGTCGGGGCTGGCGGTGCTGGGGGTGGTGGCGGAGGCGGCGGCGGGGCGGATGGTCTTCCTCCACACATATCTAATTCCTCTTCCGAAAATAGAACGCTTTATTACCGAAACCCATCTTTTCGAAAAGTTTCGTTATACGTTCTGAGTTGACGTTGGTTGAAGTACCGATGTGAATCTCTGCTGCGCCTACATCCCGCGCCCATTGTTCATAGGCTTTAATTAGACGGACGGCGGCAGTACCACCTCGTTCCTCTTTAGTTACAAACAAGGCTAGGTCACACGATACTTTGTCGTTCCCAAACCAATGTTCCTGACACACACCTATGAACAAACCAATGATACGCTCTTCTTTCTCTGCAACAAACGCGCAGAAAGCATCAGGCTTTAATGTGATTAAATGCCAAAGCTGTTGAAGTTTTTCTTCCGAAAAGTCCATATCCTTGAAGTAGCTTTCATCATGCATCTCTTTACCAAAAGCAATACATTGGGCTACATCAGCCGGACTCATTGGTCGTATCATTTAACTGTTCCTCATAATATTCAGCTTTTGCGACAAGAAGTTGATCAATCAATTCTCTCACTGCGCTGTATCTGTGGTGTGCTATTAAGTCTTCATCTTTTCCCATACATCGATGCGGATAGGTCTGATCGAGTACATCGATCAATTGCTCCGAAGTCGCTGGGAAAGGGTAGTCTTCGTCAAGTTTCATGGTCATGGGCAGAACCATCCTCTATTCTTCGTGGATCTCAATTTGCATCTCTTCGCGGTCTACCTGTTCCAAGAAACGCATCCGCATTTGCTCTTCGAGCCACATCTTGTTTTTCTCTGATTTAACAGCTGCATAGCCCCACGCGGCAAAGAACGCCGCGAAGAGCCATACGATTACTGCTAGACCCCACATTCCAAACTCTTGGGGTGTCATGCACACTCCTTCTGTCCGGTGTTAGGATCGATGAAACAGGCTTCAGCCTTTGGCTCATTGTCCTGTTTGTCTTCTTTAACTTCATTCAAAATTCCGTATCTTTTTCCAGCGGCCCTGAAGGTCGTTATTCCAGAACAGCCTAACTCGTAGGCATTCTCATACAGAGTTTTGAAATCTTCGTAGGTTACGTCATCCCCGACATTGCATGTCTTACTTACTGCGCTATCCACAAGACGTGAAGCTAACGCCAGTACACGGACATGGTCTTGCGCTGGGATCTCATTGGCTGTCTTACCGGACACACCTTGATTATACGCATAGTCCTCAACACGCTCGATGGTCTGTCCATCAAAGTTCTGGATGGTGCGGTCGTAGTACAATGCGAAAGGTGGCTCGATGCCAGACGATACGTTGTCGGCGGTCAGGCTGATTGTTCCGGTGGGCGCGATGCTCAGTAGGTGTGAGTTTCGCAAACCTTGATGAATAATCTTTTCCTTAACCCACGGCGATAGCGTCTGATAGAATTCCCCTTGGGTGTATAGCTCTTCTTCATAGAGCGGGAAGCTACCTTTCTCAGTTGCTAAGTCAGCGGACGTTGCATAGCAATGGTCACGCAGAACAGACAACACCTTCTCCATCCATTCCATAAACTTCTGTGAAGCGAAAGGCATACCCATCATTTCACCAGCGTTAGCAAGACCGGTCACACCTAGACCCATACGTCTCTTTGCCTTGGCTTCTTTCTCTTGGGCTGGGAGCGGATAGATTGTCCTGTCGATTACATTGTCCATTGCCCGCACGACATTCGCGATGTCACCGGTAAACAAACCGAAGTCAAACTGCTTGTCTCCAACATACTTTACTAGGTTGAATGACCCCAGCAAACACGCGCCATTATGAGGGAGCGGCTGCTCTCCACAAGGATTTGTGGCCGAGATAGTTTCGCAGTACCACAGGTTGTTTTTCTTGTTGATTGTGTCAACAAACAGTACCCCTGGTTCCGCCCAATCCCATGTGCTTTTCATTACGATATCCCACAGGGCAACCGGATCTACTTCTTTATAGACTTTACCCTCGAACTCCAGCGGGAAGGGTTTCTTCTCGCGTAGATGCTCCATGAATTTATCAGTCACAAGGATAGATATATTGAAGCCTGTCAGCTTGTCGCTGTTGTGCTTGGCGTAAATGAATTCCTCGATTGAAGGATGGTCGATCCTCATGCACCCCATTTGCGCGCCGCGTCTGTGACCGCTCGATGCGATGGTCTGACATACTGAATCAAAGATGCCCATGAAACTTATAGGCCCTGATGACTTGGACTCCAGACTCTTGATGAGATCCCCGCGTGGGCGGATCTTGCTGAAGTCGTAG